CGACGGCGACGGCGAACAGGGCGCCGACGAGGCCTCCCGCGATGCAGAGGCCGCCGATGGTGAGCCACTTCCGGGAGTCGAACGGCGAGACGGGAGCGGGCTGCTGAGCGGCCGTCTGCTGCTGGGCAGTAGCGGCCTTGGCGAGCTCGACGGCGGCGAGCGCCAGCTGTACGGCGACGGTGTTCGTCTGCGCCTCCGTGACCGCGGCTTCCGCCTTGGCGAGCGGGTCGCTCATCGCGCCCACCCCCGGACGGTGCGGGCGAGCGGCGGCCACAGGATGGCCCCGGCGGCGAACGCGAGGACGACGGGCTGCATCAGGACCACGGAGGCGATGCTCAGCAGGATGGCGAGCAGTGCCGGGTACGTGACGAGCAGGCCGAGGATGGCGCCGAACAGGATGCGCATCATGAGCCCACCCCCACGTAGGGCGCGTTCATCTGCTCGCGGTGGAAGAGGTTGCGTCCCCTGCCGTCCTTGGTGAAGACGAGCAGGCGTCCTGACGCCACCCAGTTGCGGACGGTGGACGGGTCGACGCCGTAGTGCTCGGCGACCTGGGCGGTCGTCATGAGAGGCGGCTCGGGACGCGGCCCGTCGTCGGCGTCCTCGGCGTCCTGGTCTGTCCCGGGCGGGAGTTCGGGCGTCCCGGTGGCGTCCCGCGCGTCCTCGCGTTCGAGGGTCACGGTGGGCTGTGGCCGGGCCGTGATCGGCAGGAGGCGGACGCCGGGCGGGACGACCTCACGGGCGGGCGGGACGCTCGGGACGGCCGGGGACGCGGGCGCGTCCTGGGCGTCCTGGGCCAGCCGTTCATGGATCTGCCGCATGAGGGCGCCGAACGCGACGAGGGCCGCGGAGGGTGGTACGGCGGCCACGACGTACTCCATGGGGGCCGCCCCGTACCCGACCCCAGCCACGTTGAGGGCGATGGAGCCGAGGGATCCGAAGGCGGCGAGGGCGACGGCCCACCAGTCCATGCCGCGCCGGCCGAGTGACGCCCGGAGCATGAGCAGCTCCCCGGCGACGATGAACAGGTCGACGGTCGCGGGCCAGGCCCAGGCGCGGGCGCCGCCGAGTCCGTTGCCGCTGGCGATGTCGTGAAGGTGTTCGTAGGACAGCCAGAACGCGGCGGCGGTGAGCAGGACGGTGACGACTGCGGCGCCGACGGCGAGGCCGTCGCGGGCGTTGGGGCGGCTCATCGGGCTTCACCGCGGATGTGCTCGGCCTCGTCAGCGAGCCGGTCGAGGGCGTCGAGGTGGGCGCGGGTGGTGGCGGTGAACGCGCGGAGGCCGGCCGGGTCGAGGGATACGACTTCGGCGTCGATCTCGACGGCGATGACGGGCAGCAGCTCGGCCGTCAGCTCGGCGTAGGGCGCGTGCGAGATCCAGGCGCGCAGGTAGTCGACGGCGCCGAGGCGCGTCTCGAAGCTGGCGGCGATCTCGGGCCCGTTGTGGGTGAGGTCGGGCCGGAACTGGGCGCGGTCGTCGCGGTGTCCGGTGCACCAGTCGGGTTCGTCGATCTCCAGCGACTTGGTGACGAGGATGCTGACCTGGACGGTACGGGGCTCGGTGCTCACCGGCGCTCACCCCGTTCGGCGTCGAGGGCGGCGACGAGGGAGCGGATCCGGTAGTTGAGGCCGGTCGCGGCCTTCAGCATCGCGGTGTGGTCGTGGATGTTGGCGGTGGCGACCTTGTCGAGGTAGTCGCGGGTCAGCTTCAGCTCGATGTCGAGGGACGCCGGGAACGGGGGCTCCTCGTCCGGGCCGTGCAGCGGGTCGTAGGAGGTGCTCATCGGGTCACCTGCTTGGCGATGACTCCGGTGGCGCCGGCCTGGGTGACGCGCACGGTGATGGTGCGGCCGGGGCTGCGGCGGATGATGCCTGCGGCGATGAGGCGTCGGGCGGGGCTGACCTGCGCGCACGGCGGCGCGCTAGGGTTCTGCTGGGTCATGAGCGAGGTTCCGTCTCTCTCGTGATCAAGTGCCGGGGCGTGTCAGCGCTCCGGTGCGTTAGGGGTCGGGCGGCGCGCGCGCCTCGGGTGTTCCACCACCCGGGAGCTGCTGTCCGGCCCCGCTTCTATTCGGTTGTCGAGTACTTCTTGATCGCGTCGTTGATGGAGGTGTAGCTCCTCCCGACGTCCTTCGCGACCTTGTAGGCGCTGCCGAGTTCGGCCTTGCCGTCGGCGAGCGCCTTGCCGCGCCGCTTGAGGGCTTCGGCCAGTTGCGATTGGAGCTGTTCCACCAGCTCTTCCTCGCGCCTGAACCGAACCCGCCAGGGTTCTTCGGTCACAACGGTGAGACTATCACGGGGGGCCGTTATAGTCACGCATCCTCCCGCGGCTGAAGTCGGGCAAGGGTGAGGAACTCCCGCTCCTCGTACACGTATTCGCACCACGGGCACACGAGCTTGGTCTCCCCGGGCAGGTGCCGGATCGTCGACCCGCACACCACGCCCGACACGTCGACCGCCACGCACTGCCCGATCCGCCGGCCGCGCTCCCGGGTAGCGCCGACGATGGACAGCGCCGCCCCTTCCATCTCCCGTATCTCGCGGGCGAGGTCGCCGGCGGCCGGGTAGCTGGCGGCGATCCATTCCAGGTTCGCGGACAGGGACCGGGCCGCCCTCCTGACGCGGTCCTCGATCCCGCCCTGGATGGCGGGCTGCCCCCAGCCGCGGGACGCCTGGACGTCGGACAGCCAGGACTCCAGGACGAGGGCGATGCCGCCGTAGCGGAGGTCAAGGACGGCCTCGTTCACCGGGAGCCGGGAGCCGCCGGAGCCGCTGACGCGTTCCCCGGGCGGGGCGCTGGCCGGGGCGAGGAACCCGGCGAGCGCCTCGTACAGCTTCGGCACGCGGCCGAGGCGCTCGGCCAGGGCGAGCGTGTCCCCGGGGCAAAGCACGCCGTGCTCGAGGTCGCGCTCGCACAGGCCGCAGGCGTTCACGGGCGGCCCGCCTTCCCGATGATCGCGGGGTTGGCGTAGGTGTCAACGAAGTCGGGCTCCCGGCGTGCGGCGAGCTCCGCCTCGGCGGCGCGGACGGCCTTGCGGTCGCGGCGGTCGTCGAGGAGACCGAAAGCCATCTGGACGAGCAGCATGAAGTCCATGCCCGCAGCGATACCGAGGGCGACGAGCTGGATGTCGTGGTCACTCATGGTCGCGTCCTTCCTGGCCTAGAACGGGGGCTCGTCGGTGTAGCCGGTGCCCTGGGCGGCGGGCTGCTGGCCGTTCGCGGGCTTGGCGTTCGCCCACGGGTCGTCTGTTCCATTTGGAACACTCGCCCGCTGCCCGCCGCTGCTGGGGTTCTTGGTGACGGTGGCGGTGGCGCGGGCGAGCGTCGGGCCGACCTCGTCAACGTCGATCTCGTACACGGTCCGCTTCACCTGCTCCTTGTCCTCGTAGGACCGCTGCTTCAGGCGGCCCTGGACGATGACCCGGGTGCCGCGAGTGAGGGACTCGGCCACGTTCTGAGCGGCCTGTCGCCACACCGAGCAGGTGAGGAACAGGCTCTCCCCGTCCTTCCACTCGTTCGTCTGCTTGTCGAAGACGCGCGGGGTGGAGGCGATGCGGAACTTGGCGACCGCGGCCCCGGAAGGAGTGAAGCGCAGCTCGGGGTCGTCGACCAGATTGCCGACGATCGTGATGACGGTCTCTCCGGACATCAGGGGGTCTCCTTGGGGTTGAGCAGGTCGGTGTTGACGGCGCCGCCGATGGACACCCACAGGCTGTGGGCTTGGGCGCTGGTGAAGTCGCGGCGGCGGGCTTGGTCTTCGAGCTCGGCGTAGGTGAGACCGAGCCGGGCGAGGGAGGTCCGCACCGCGACGTGGAACTCGGCCGCGGTCACCTCGATGACGACGTCGTCGGCAGTTGTGGGGCTCCCGCCCACAGCTGCGTTGCCGTCTGGGCTATGCAGGTCGGCAACCGTGGGCGTATCCCCACAGTCGGCTTGGATCTTGGGGCTCTGCCCCACAGTTGTGTCCGTCTCGGTCACGGCTGGGCGGGCAGTCGTGGCCAAATCGCCACGACTGAGGTTGCGGAGCTTCTGGGCGTGCCGTGCGGCGAGGCCGCGTTGCCGGGCGGCTTTGAAGGCGGCACGCCGTCGCTTGGCGGCTTCGACTCGGGCCGCGGCGGCGGCGATCTTCTCGGCCACGACGTCGTCGACGTTCATGGCAAGACGCCACTCGGGTCGGGCTTGGCGGTCACGGCGCCTCCTCGCGCATACACAAACTTGATTGATGAGATTGATGAGAATGGATGTGACCTGCTGTTTTGTGGTGACGAGATTGGTGACGAGAATGCGATTCGGGGTGACGAGATTGGTGAGAATGCAGGCCCCATTCGCGTCACCAATCTCACCAATCTCGTCAGCCACACCCTGTGGAGAACCCGCAGGTCAGGCCCAATCCCGTCAATCTCGTCATGTACGTCAGGCTGTACGGGGGAGGTCGGCGACGACCTCTCGTTCCCACGCTTCCGGCAGGTACCAGTGCGACGTCCGGTCGCGGCCGAATCCCTGCTGCTTGGACTTGATGCCGAGCTTCTTCTTGGCGCGGTCGACGGCCGACTCGCTGAAGCTCTCCTTCTTGGCGGCCTTCTTGATCTCGCGCGCCTCGTCCGAGCCGCCGAGGTCTGTGAGCCAGCCCTGCAGCCACTCGGCCACCTCGCTGCCCGAGCCGCCCGCGTCGCCGTTCGTCTCGGCCCGCATGACGTCCCGGACAGACGTCGTGGACTCGGGGCCGAGGACAAACCGTGAGACGTAGGTGGGGCCTTCGTCGGTGTCGACGGTGACGGGCTGGATCTCGTAGCTGTGGGACGGCAGCCCGAGGCGGCCGAGGTTGTTCTTCTCCAGACTCATGACGAACTCGTCCACGCCGTCTTCTCCTTCCTGTTTGGCGAACGCGATGAGGCAGCGGATGAGCTGGCCGAACGCGCCGGATCCTGCGATGCGGCTAAGAGGGTCCGCGCCGCCTGCCTTCGTGAAGTGGGCCAGGCCGAGGATGGTGAAGTGATGCCTGTCCGCGGCCGCCACCAACGGCTCCAGGGCGGAGCGGACTTCAGCCGCCCGGTAGTCGTTGATGCTGGCGTCGATCATCGAGAGCAGCGGGTCGGCGACCAGCAGGCCGACGCTGTACGCCTCGGCGGCCTTGCCCATGAGGGAGATGTCCTTGGGCAGGGTCAGCCGGGCGTGCATCTCCTCGTCGTCCCGCACGTCGACACGGAAGACGAGGTCCATGTCGGCGCCTGCGGCCACCAGTCGGGGGGCGATGGTGTACGCCCACGAGTCCTCGGTCGCTGCGTAGATCACGCCGCGCGGCTTGCCGCGTAGCTCGCCCGGCAGCGTGCCCGTGGTGATGCGTGCGGTCAGCCACACCGCGTACTGGGACTTGCCCAGTCCGGGGCCTCCGGCCGCGATGGCGAGGGAGTTGAGCGGGATCCGCCCGTGCGAGGTGGGCGGCTCTCCGCTTGGGGTCGTGTCCCACAGCCAGCGCACCCGACGCATGCGGATCGTCGAGGCCGGGGTGAGGACGAGCCGCCTGGCGGTCTCCTCCTCCTTCTCGGCGTCCACGTTGGGCTGCCAGTTGGGCTCGTCGTTCACGCGTACACCGCCGGGTCGCCGGGGTACGGGACGGGGGCCCATACCTGAACGAACTGCGAGTCCTTGTGGCCGGCTGCGAAGTGGTCGGCAGCGTCCTTGCCGGTGAGCGCCTGAACCACGTAGACGGACCGGGCGACGCCGCGAAGGGTCTCCACAACGTGGCGTGCGTGCCGTTGGCCGGGCTCGTCGCGGTCGGCGACGACGGTGACGTCCATGCCTTCGAGGAACTGGGCGTGTTCGGCGGTCCACTTGCCCGCCCCGCCCGCGTTGCAGGTGGCGACGAGGCCGTGGTCGACGAGGGCCAGGGCGTCTTTCTCGCCCTCGCAGATGAACGCGACCCGGTCCTCGGTCTTGGCCTTCAGGAGCTCGGGCAGCCGGAACGGCACGATCCTGACGAGCCGGTTGCCGTCCTTGTCGTTCAGGCTCCAGCGGCGCCCGGACTTGGTGCTGTCGTCGGGCCGCCACTGGGCAAAGCACTTTGCGTCGCAGCGGGTGACGCCGTGGACGACGCGCCCGTTCTCGTCGCGGTACAGGTACTGGGCGACGCGCTTGTGTCCGCGGTCGCGGCAGGGGATCCACAGGTCGTCGGCGGGCCGGTCGCGCTGCCGCTCCAGCGGCTCGTCGAACAGGTCGGCCGTGGTCCAGCCGATGGCATCGAGGAACCCTTGGTTGTCGTTGCACTTGTGGCAGTGGATGACGACGCCGTTGTTGCCGCGGCGGATGGCGACGGTGCCGGGGGCGTCACCGTCGTGGCAGATGCCGCGCACTCTCAGGGCTCCGCCCTGGTAGCGGGTGCGTTCGCCCATGCCGCTGAGTAGGTCAGCGAGCCGGTTGAACGCGATTGCTTCTGTGGTCACGAACGTGCCTCTTCTTCGAGCTGGGCCAGCTGGTTCGTGTGGCGGGGCGGGCACCGTTGGGGGTGCGGCGCCCGCCCCGCGGGTCAGGCGGCTCGGCGTTTGGCCTCGGCGACGTCGTCGGCGATGGCGAGGACATGGGCGCACCAGATGCGGGCCTTGGCCTGGGCGGACGGGCCAGTCGGCTGCTGCTCCAGGTCGTGCCGTATGGAGTCGAGAACCATCTCGTGCAGCGCCTTCTCGGCCGCGCGCCTCACGTACAGCTCGTCGCGGCTGGCCTCAGTACCGCCGAGGGCGACGACGTCGACGGGCTCGGTCACGGGCCACTGTCCGGGGCTGTGCTTCGTCACGGCGTCTCCTCGCGGTAGATGGGCCAGCCGGGGCCGGCCGGGATCTCGGGCTTGCCCTGCAGGGCGTTGGGCGTGTGCGCGGGACAGCGGTGGCCGGGGATGAACAGGCGGACGCCGTCGACTTCCTTGCAGTGGCGCCGCTCCTTGCCGATCCAGTGGCGGCATTCGGGCCGCTGGTCGTCCTTCACGCCGCCTCCCGTGCTGCGGGCGCGTGGAACGCGGTGCGGATGATCGCCCGCTGGGTGTCCGTAAGCGGCGGAGCCTGGTCGACGATGCGGTCGATGCGAGCCCAGTAGGCCGCGTTCTTCTTCGGGTCCTTGAAGCGGACCGGGCGCCCGGGGGCAGGTGTAGCTACACCCCCGGACGTCGCGGCGCTCGGCTGCGCGGTCACGCCTGGGCCTGGAGGTCATTGACGAGGTCGGCGACTACGTTCACCCGCTCGATGGGGTCCTGTCCGGCGGGCACGGCGACGATCCGGGTGCCGTCGATCTCGCCGTACCAGGCCTTGAGCTTGCCGCGGAGGTGCTCGGGGAAGAGCGTGTCGGTGTCGAGCTCTTCGAGCACCAGGCCGTGCTCGGCGATGATCGCGCGGAGAGTGTCGCGGGCCTCGTATTCGCGGGCCAGGCGCTCGATCTGGTCGAGCTTGGCGCGGGTGTCGGCGACGAGGCCGAGGAGGCGGGCGGCGCTGATCTCGCGGAGGTCGCCGAGGTTGGCCTCAGTGGCCGCGACCAGCGTGGGCTGCCTGTCGTCGAGGTCGTGCATGATCTCGGCGGTGAGGGTGACGTTGATGCTCTGCTCGATGGGAGTCGACTGCGTCTTTGAAGTCGCGGATACTGGCGCCATGAGTGCGTTCCGTTCCTAATGCGTGGATGCGGTGCTGTGCTCGACAGAGGCGGCCGGCTGGACCCCGGCCGCTTCGTCGTTCCTGGTGGCAGTCGCTCCCGACTGGACCTCGGGAGCGGTGCCGTCTTCCTCGGCGATGACCTCGTAGATCTGGCAGCCGAGTGCGTCAGTGATCTTCTTGAGCGTTTCGGGCCTGGGGTTGCGCTGGCCGTTCTCGATGCGGCTGAGAGCGGCGCCGCTGATGCCGACCAGTGCGGCGAAGCGGTTCATGCCGTGACCCATCCCAATCCGTTTGCGCCGGATCAGGCGTCCGTCCGTCTTCATGGCGATGACCGTACACGTCGCCTGGCGTTGATGCCAAGCGTTGACTCCAAGCACTTTGGAATCGTCACCCACCATTTCTGGTCACGTCGCCGTGAAGGTGTGGACACGACGCCGCATCGCTGCCAGAGTCCTAGGCTGTAACCGTTGCCAATCATTGACAGGAGGGCCGCGCCGTGGCCGCCGTAACGCAGGACCCCGAGGCCTGGGCCAGGCTTGGGGCCAAGATCCGCGAGCAGCGTGAAGCGCTCGGCATGAGCCGTAGGCAGCTGAGTGAAGTTGCGGGCGTTTCCGAGAAGAGCATTCAGGTGGCCGAGGAAGGCCGGACGCCGCGGGCCAGGTGGCCGCAGTCCCTACGCCTGATCGAGGCCGCGCTCCGCTGGGAACCGGACAGCATGCTGCGAATTCTCGACGGCGGGGAACCCGGGTCAAGGCTCGATCTTTTTTCGCCCCATGCGAGGGTGCGAGATCAGGCGTCCCTTTTCCCTGCAGTGGGTGAGACGGAGTCAGAAGGGTTCCCAAATGCCGACGAGGAACCTCTGAGCAATCACGCCCGGTCGAAAGCCCTCGCCCGCCTGCCGAGGCGTGTTCGAGCGGGCCTGGAAGGGGTTCTATCGTTCGGTCGGAGGGCTCGCGACTTCGGTGCGGACGAGGCGATTGTGCAGGGGTACGAGGAAGCTGTCGAAGCTCTGATCATCGACTTGACCGGCCGTCCGGCCGAATTTCTGGGCTACTCTCGCGACCCCGGTCACCTGGCGCGCTGGCAGACGGCTATGCGCATGGACCCAATGCTGCGACGAACCCGGGAAGATCGAGTACTTGACGCGGATCGAGAGCGCAGGCAGCTGAGGGGAGGGGATGGTCAAGGTATGTTCCGCCTAGACCGTCACGCGGGAACTGCTGACCCAAATCCAGTGGTGGGTGGAACTACCTCAGCTGAAGTCCTGCAAGAACTTCGAAAGCTGTCCAACGAAGTCGCACGGCTTTCGGAAAAGGTCGACGAAAAAGGCAAGGACTCGCCTGCGGAGTGACCTTTATGCGTTGCCTCGCTTCCACTCGAACTTCACGGCCTCGTAGTCGAAGTACCCGCCGTCGGGCATCCGCCCGGGACGGGGTGTGGTCAGCGTGACCTGCACGAGGGCCCGCAGCACGTTGCGCTGCCGCTCCAGCTCCAGTGCCCGCCACGCCTTCCGCACGTCCGGCGCGCCCACCAGGCCGACGAGCGGATCGATCGTCGCCGCACGTGCCAGCTGCTTGGTGACGCCCTCCAGCTGGCCGCGGGCCGTGTCCATGCCCTCCGTGAACGGCCCCAGCTCCAACTGCCCCGCACCGAACAGGCCCGCCAGGTCCGTCATGCGCCGGCGGATCCGCTCGCTCTCCGCCTGCAGCCCGGCCACGTCCACGTCGTCCGGCCCGGGCAGCAGCAGGTCCTCCGCGTCGTCCCGGGACAGCCGCTCGACGATCGTGTCCTCGACGTACTGGTCCACGATCTCCGCCCTGCGGCCGCCACCGTGCCCGGTCGGGCACCTGTAACTCGGGTACTGGCGGCCGCCGGACTGGGTGACGGTCATGCCCTCGCCGCAGGCGTCCCGGCCGCACAGGTGGAGCAGCGAGCCGACCCACTTGGGCTGGGCGCCCGCGTTCGACGTCCGTGACGGGTCCTTCAGGACCGCTACGACGGCCCTGAACTTCTCCTCGGGGACGATCGGCTCCCACTTCCCGCGGCCGACCTCCTCGCCCCTGTAGACCGCGATCCCGGCGTTCCTGTGGCGCATGAGCATCTCGCGCACGTCGGTGTGCGTGATCGGGTTGCCGCGCGTCGACGTGAGGCCCTTGCCCGCCGCCCACTTCACGCACCCCCTGATGGACCCGCCGGACAGGAGAGTGTCCGTCCAGTGCAGGACCGCGGCGGCCTCCTCGGGTACGGCCTTGCTCATGTCGAGGACGGGCACCACGGTCTCTTCGCTCGTCTTCCGATCGACCTTCTTGCGGGTCTCGTCGGTGGGCACGCCCCACCCGAACGGCCGGACGCCTCCAGCCCACTGCCCGGCCATGGCCCTCTGCTGCCGGGCGCGGGCCACGCGCTCACCCTTGTGTTCCGATTCATGGCGGGCGACCGCGCCGAGCATCCGCGCGACCATGCGCCCGGACGACGTGGCGAGATCGAGCTTCCCGGCCTGCACGGTGTGAGTCGACACGCCGCGCTTGTCGCACAGGTCGATGTAGCCCTCCAGTTCGGTGGGCGAGCGGTGCAGGCGGTCGGTGTGCCAGGCGATGACCACGGTGGCCGTGCCCTGATCGAGGTCGGCGAGCATGCGCTGGTAGTCCTTGCGCTTGCTGCCCTTCTTGTAGGCGCTCACGTCGTTGTCGACGTACACCTCGACGACGTCCCAGTCGTTACGTTCCGCGAGGGCTTCGCAGTCCTCGCGCTGCCGGTCGACGCCGAGGCCGGCGCCCGTCCGGTCCTGGCTGATCCTCACGTAGATGACCGCGCGCGTCCGGCTGACCGCTGTTGGAGTGGGCTTCATCCTCCGAGTGTGGCCCAACAGTGGTGTCTCTGTCCGGGGTTCGGCAACCCCAATATGTGGTCGTGCCACCACTAAAAGGATCTTGCTGGAATGTCTTTCGCGATCCCGAAAAGATGCCCTCTGACCTGCGGTTTCTCTCCGCTCTCCCGTGACTTTCGTGATCGCCTTCGAATCCAAGGTTGGGCACAAAAAGAGGCCCCGACCAGGTCGGCGTCCGGTCGGGGCCTGGTCCCGCCCGCCCCCCGGGCACGGGGTACGGGGCGGGCGGATCACCTTGTCGCCGCGAACCTGCTCTGTCGCGACCGCATGACTTCCAGTCGCTCCTCGAACTGCTGAGAGCGGGTCAGAGCTGGCGCCGTCTGGTGGTCAGGCATCTCGCACAGGCGAGCGTGGACAGTGACGTCGGCGGCAGCGGCCGACCCTGAATCGATGGGGTACGTCCTACCCTTACCGGGCAGGATCGGCTCGTCGCACCGTGCACAGATGTTCACTGGTCATCTCCCTGTCGTGAGGATGTGGGGCGCCGAGGCCGCTTGGGGCAGCGCGGCCCGCATTTGTAGACCTCGACGCTCAGGTCGTGGGCGCCGATGGAGCCCTGCGCGCGGCCGACGGACCGGGCCCCGTGGGTGAGCCGCTTGCCGCACCAGCAGCAGTCCCACCCCGAGTACTGGGCATAGGACAGATCAGCGACCCGGGGCGGCTTCGGTTTCCAGGTCATCGGTCGGCGAGCGGGACCAGGCCGCGCTGCTCGCGGCAGGGAGCGCAGGCCCACAGGGCGACGGGCGGGGCGCTGTTGCGCTCGATCGCGTCGACGATGACCGCGGTCTCGGATGGCCCTTTGTGCCAGTCGCACCGGTGGCCGGTCTGCGACTGGTCTGTGCTGGGTGGTGGGGTGTGCGTAGTCTCTGGCATGTCGACTCCAGTCAGTCGGCCACGCCCGGGGCCGTTCACGCGGCCGCCGGGGTTCTCTGTGTCTCCCGACGCTAGAAGCGTGATGTGCACCACTGCCAGAGTTGTGCACCGATGTGCACACAGCGCCCCGTAATGCGATGCGGCTGGTTCGCGGTCTTGACCGCCGCTGCCCACGCGGGTGACGTTGGTGCACATCAGTGCACGCAGCATCAGGGGAGGAAAGCCATGGCCTTACAGTTCATCGGCATCGACCCGGAGACGGGACAGAGCGGGTCGCCCACAGCATGGGTCGACACCGAGACCGCCGACATCGTGCTCCAGAGCTACACCGCCGATGCCCAGACACGGGAGCAGTGCGTGGAGAACACCGCCCCCGGACACGACAAGGGCATCCCCGCCCACGAGACCGTGATCCGGATCCCCGTCCACCTCGTCCCGCTGCTGAGGGAGGCCTGCGATGCCGCAGAGCGAGCTGCGCTTTAACGATCTCCTCGAAGCCGCCCAACACTCCGCCGTCCACCTGGAGATGCGCGACGCCTACGGTGTCGGCGACGAGGCGGACGACTTCCAGCAGTGGAAGGACACGGGCTGGAGGGACTCCGACCCCGGCTCGGCCTACTGGGCCCCGTGGGTCGATCTGATCCAGCGGACCACCGCCCGCGGCGTCACCGTGCGCCGGGCACGCATCGTCTCCGAGCCGGTCACCGACTACATCCGCTATGAACACGCTGGCGCCAGCGTCAACGTGTTCGCCGGCGAACAGGTCCGGTGGCTTCCCCGGCGCTACGCGGTCGACCTTCTGCTGCCCGGCTGCGACCTGTGGATCTTCGACGGATCCCGAGTGTTGTTCAACCACTTCAGCGGCGACGGCGACTGGGCAGACCCACCGCTCGAACTCCGCACGGAGCCGGGCATCGCCAAGCAGTGCGGCGACGCCTTCGAAGCCGTCTGGGAACGCGCCACTCCCCACGACCAGTACCAGATCCACTGACAGGAAGCATCGGACAGGCCAGCTCATGCCCCTCTCTCCGTCGTCCTCAGCTCAGGCCGCCCGCGAAAGCGTGGCCGCACAGCTGCGCGCCATCCGTAAGGACGCCGACCTGACGGTCGCAGAGCTGGCCAACCGGTGCGGATGGCATCACGCCAAGACATCCCGCATCGAGAACGCCAAGACTCCGCCCTCACCCACTGACATCCGCCGCTGGTGCGCCACCTGCCGGGCCGAGGGACGAGCCGACGACCTCGTGGCCGCGTCGCTCAACGCGGAGTCCATGTACACCGAGTGGCGTCGGCGCACCCGCATCGGCCTGCGCCAACTGCAGGACAGCTACGTACAGCTGTTCCGCTCCACCGGCCTGTTCCGGATCTACTCGCCGACCCTCGTGCCCGGAGTCCTCCAGACGGAGGGCTACAGCCGCGCCCTACTCAGCAGCAACGCGCGCTTGCTCGACATCCCGGACGATGCCGAGGCCGCCGCGGCTGCACGAGCCGAGCGGTCCAAGGTCATCCACGAGCCGGGGCACCGCTTCGTCCTGGTCATCGAAGAGGGTGTTCTGCGCTACCAGCTGGGAGACCAGGACACCATGGCCGCCCAACTGGGGTACCTGCTCACGGCTGGGGTGCTCCCTTCGGTTTCGCTCGGCATCATCCCGGACGCCACCCCGCAGCGGCTGCTGTGGCCGCAGGAGCTGTTCCACGTCTACGACGACAGTTTGGTCTCCGTCGAGTTGCTGTCCGCGCAGGTGAACATCACGCAGCCCAGCGAGATCGCCCTGTACCTCGCAGCGTTCGAGGAGCTGCGCGGCATGGCCGTGTACGGGGCCGAGGCGCGCGCCCTGATCCTGAAGGCCATCGAAGCGCTGAGCTGACCCCGGACACGACAAAGCGGCCCCGCCCTCCCGAAGGAAGGCGGGGCCGCAGTCAGCGAGCGAAGAGGGCGATGGCGCCGGTGGCCGCGCCCGCGACGCCGGCGAGGACACCGATCGTGGGCATGGGCCAGCGGGCCCGTTCGAGGGTGCGGATCCTGAGCTCGTGGTCCTGGAGATCGCCGCGGATGTCCTTGGCCTCGTCGAGGAAACTGTCCACCTTGGACTCGATGCGGCCGACCGTCTGAGCCAGGTCCCTCACCTCCTGATACATCTGGGCAGAGCTGATGAACACGCCCGTGTCCGGGCTGGTCACTCGGCCGAACCTCTCGGGGTGTGCCTCGTCTTCCAGCCGGACACGAAAGTGATCGCCGCAGGCACGAGGGCCAGTACGAACGGCGTGAGGCCGGACGGCATCCAGCCGACGAGGTCGGCGTGGCCCTGGACCGCTTCCAGGCTGGCGAGCAGCCCGGTGCTCGCCACGTAGGCGCCCGCGGTTGCCGCGGTCACCTTCTTCTCTACGGGTGCAGCCATGGGTGTTCGGTCCTTTCAGACGTTGGGGACCTGGAGCTCGTCCCAGGTGGTCTTGCCGGGCGGCCACTTGGCGGCCGTGCCGGTGTATCCGCACTTCCGCTGGAACGCCTCGTAGGAGTCGACGTCGGCCTGGCCGAGGGTGTCGCTGGGACCGACCTTGTACCGGCCGCAGCCGACGGCGACGAGCCGCTTCCCCATCGCGGTGAAGATCTTCGACTTCTTGCCGAGTGCGGGCTTCGTTCCCTTCATGAAGAACGCGGCCCCGGGGAACGGCTCGTGGACGGGTTCGGTGGCGCCAGTTCCGGCCGGTCGCGGCGCCCCCTTCTGCACCCACGCGTACAGCGGGCCGCCGGGGCACTCGGTGGCGTAGCCGTCCCTGTGGCCCTTGATCTCCGTTCCGGCGCCGTGCTTGCGCAGCAGCTCGATGCCGTCGCGGATCGCGCCGAGCATGGCGTCCGTCGGCTTGGTGAGGCCCTCGCTGCCGACGAGGCCGACGATGGCGTAGTGCGCCCGGTTCAGCGGCTGGTTGCCATTTGCGCCCGTGCGGTGGCCGATGCCGCGGCCCTCGAGGAGATAGCCGTGCGGACAGGCCCCGTAGTTGTAGGCGATGTCCGAGTAGCCCTCCTTGGTGTTCGCCAGGTGACTCTTGCGGATGGCCTGCCACTCGGCGAGGCACTCGGCGTGGTCGGTGAGCAGCTTGGTGCTCACCTCGGTGCCCTCGTAGTGGACCTTGACGCCCTTCGTGGACGTCTGTGTCGGCGCGGCCGACGCAGGCCAGCCGAGCTGATCTCTCGTGACGAGCTTCATTGAGCCCCCCAATCTGGGCATGAAAAAGGCCCCGGCCAGCGGGCTCGGGGCAGAACAGGCGGACGGCGACTACGCCTCGCGGTATGTGCCTTCGATGGTGATCAGGCCGCCCGAGATCAAGTCGGCGCCCTGGATGTTGTTCTCCCGGCTTGTGGTGCCGCCCTCGTCGACGCGCAGACGGTCGGAGCGGGCGCCGCTGCCGCTGGTGAAGAACACGCATTCGCCGCCGGCGATGTGGCTGGAGGCGTTGCCGCCGGAGCCGATCGTCTCCGTGTGCATGGTCAGCGCCTGGCGGATGGAGCGGTCCACGTTGGACGGCATGTCGATGGTGACGACGCCGGTGCCGGTGCCCGCGGTGCCGATCGTCAGGTACACGCACACGGTGACCATCTTGTCGGTCTTCGTGTACCAGCCGCTTTGAACGGTGAACGTCGCGGCTCCGCCGTTGGTGACGGTCGGTGTGTACGGGGTGAAGTCGGTGGGGCTGATCTGGTTCAGGCGTGCAGCGGTGATCCGCATGCCCGGCAACCATGTCACCATCTGGTGACCTCCTTAGAGTGGAACGATTGCCGGGGCCGCGAGCCGTACATCCGTGCCCGCGGTCTGGCTTTTGACGATGCCGTTGGTCGACCGGGTGACGGTGAACGTCTGCGGGTTGACCAGCTGGTAGTTGTCGAACCGGATGTCCGCGTTGGTGTTGGTGTTTCCGGCGTTGCGGACGGACTTGACGCCCACGCTTCCGGCGGTGGTTAGGGATGAATCTGTGACCTCGATCGCCCAGCCAGGCTCCGCCGACCCCGCCAGCCAGATCTTGGCCTTCAGGGCAGTCCCGGCCCCCTGGAAGCGGACGCGGACGTAGGTCCCGGCCGCATGGGTGAGCGGCGCGGTGAACGTCCCGAGCTGCGTTTCCACGGTCGCCACCCGCTTGCGGATCGTCAGATTGATCGCGTTGCCGGTGGTGAATTCGACGCGGGCCTCGTACAGGTTGTCCGCGTCGGTGAACCGGGCGAGGAGTCCGGCGAACTGCGATGCCCCGGTCGACAGGGCGGCCGTGGTGATGTCGCAGTAGACGTCGAAGTCGGGCTGCACGGCTGAGATCACGGAGTGGTGGCCGGCCGATGTGGCCTGGTTGATGTGGCGGCCGTAGCCGGACAGTACGTCGTAGTCCACGGCCGTGGCGCCGGAGTTCGTCCACGTCTGGCCGCTGTCGGCGTTGCCCCACGTGTCGGTGGAGGTCCTGCCGAACGCGTCGACGATGACCGGGCTGATCGCGTTGACGGTCATGACCTCCCCGCCGCAGATGACATCGAACGGGAACTCGGCCGGGTAGGCGGCGGTCGTGACCCACGGCAGGCCGGTGGTGGTCGCTACGGTCAGGCTGGTCGCGGCCGAAGTGGCGGACAGTGCGAGCTGGCTGCCGTCGGTGTCGGCGCGTCCCGGCGCCCTGCGCTTGAACGTCAGGTCGTCGATCCAGACGCCGTCCTCACCGACCGAGGTGGAGTTGTCTTTGATGTAGCGGAAGGTGACCGTGGTCGCGCCGGTGACGTTGATGGTGGCCGATGTCCACGGCGTGGCGCCCTGCGCGCGCAGCGCCTGGACCCCGTCGACGAGGACCACCAGCCGGTCGCCCTCGAAGCCCGCGCCGGACGCCTCGGACGAGGTGAAGTACCAGAACGTCAGCGACGTGGACCCGGTGGGTACCGTGATGGCCGCGTCCGAGGTCTGGTTGTTGGTGATGGCGCCCGAGCGCAGCGACCACGTACCGGTGTTGAAGTGGACCTGCGACCGCGTCCACGGCAGGTTGCCGCCGTCGGTGATGGTGACCTCGTAGGCGGTGTCCTCGAAGTCCTCGATGATGGCGGCCTCCGCGACCGTCCACTCTCCGGCCGGGGTGCAGTTGAACTGGAAGTCCCAGTCGTTGGGGTGGCCGATGACCTCGGTGTAGCCCTGGGCGAGCAGGTCGATCGGGCCGGGCGGCAGCCACGCGGGCGGGTTGGCGATCTGGATGCGGTCGCCGGCCTCCAGCGCGGTCACCTGGCTGATGAGACTGGGCGCCGCCGCAAGGTCGACGTTCAGCACCGGATAGCGGGCCTCGTCCCAGGTGCCGAGGTGCAGCAGCCAGTTGGCGTGCGGCTCGGCCTGGTCGTCGCTGAACAGGTTGAGGGTGAGCGACTCGTTGTAGACGCCGACACCGTCCGGCGGTGCCAGCGTGGACATCGGGCCCTCTTCCAGGACGGCGTGGCCGGAAGCGCCGCCCTCCCGCTGGACGGTGACGTCGTTGCGGACCTTCTGGTCGTCGTCGACCGGTTCCAGAGGCGGCGCGACATGCCCCGCAGCCGTGTAGTCCAGGGCGAGGCCGACGGGCTGGTTGTACAGAGAGATGCGGTCGCGGTAGGCGAGGCCGAGGCGCTCGCGCCGCTCGTACAGGATGCCTCCGTCGGCGTCCGCGGCGTCCTCCAGCAGTTCCACCAGAGTGTTGGGGAGCTGCGCGCCGACCGGTTCCTGATCGTCGTCGACGCCCCACAGGGCGAAAGGCACGCCCTCCTCGGTGGCGAGTCGGTTCATGCGCGCACCGGCGGTCTCACCGGCCCAGGCGTCGATGGCCCGGTCGTAGGCGGCGGTCGTGTTCGTGGGCCATGCGGAGATGTGCCCGATGGCCATGCCGTCCAGGTCGGAGGAGTAGCCGCCGGTGGGTGAGGCCACGGTGGTCGGGCGGCCGACGCTGCCCGCGAACGAGCCGCCGTTGCCTGCCGCGTCGCCGCCGACGTCGGTCCAGGTGATGTTCCAGTTGACGTTGCCGCCGCTCTGCACGGCTTCGAACTTGACCCGCATCCACTGCCCGAAGAGGTCCGAGCCTGTGGCGATGCCCTGGGTGAACACCGTGGTGCCGTCGGAGTCCCTGCCGAACACGGTGGAGCCGCTCGTGCCCGACTGGATGTACCAGTCGGCGATCGTGCCCGTGGACTGGATCCGCAGGAAGGTGCGCTGCGTGGCCGGGGCGGTGTCGAGGCGGTACACCCACTGAACGTGCCACGACGTCAGGGCCGTGGCCGGGGCGGGCACGCGGCCCGCCATGATGGCCAGGGCCCCGCCGTTGGAGGCCAGCACGGGCAGCGGGCCGGACGAGAGCAGGGTGTTCGCGCTCGCCCAGGTGGCCTGAGTCAGGGACAGAGGGCTGACGCCGTCGATGGGACTGTAGGCCTGGCTCGCCTGGTCGCCTTCTTCCATCGGCCAGTACGCCAGAGGCGCATAGGAGGGCACGCGGCGGCGCAGCGTGGAGGCGAGTGGCTTTGCGCCCTGCCCGAGGCGGCGCAGGATGCCCGCGGCCTCGATGGGCACCCGCACGTCCTTGCCGGACACGTCCCAGCGGGACGGCCAGGACGACACTTCGCCGACGAACCGCGCCCGCCGGTTGGTGATGGACGCGGTCCCGCCCACGGTCCAGGTACGGCCGGCACTGTCGGTGAAGCTGGTTGTGCCCAGGGCCTGCGCCGTGAAGTCCGGGGCGGCCACGACCGTGCCGCCGATCCCGGAACGGACCTCGATCCGGTACACCTTGCCCGAGACGGCGCGGCGCGGCGGGGTGACGAGGTCGAGCTGCTGCGGGGCGATCGTCAGGGGCGCGGTACCCGCGAAGATGGCGGTCGTGCCCGCGTTGACGATGTCGGTGCCCACCTGCGTCCACGGGCCCGCGGTGGACGGAGCCCAGTACATGCGGAAGGTGTTGCCGCCTGCACCGTTGTTGACGTCGAACGTGCCGCGCACCGCCGCACTGCGGGGCAACTGCGCGGGCAGCGTCACGAACGCGGACCACCCAGACGTGCCGTCCTGCGTGGTGTGCAGGATCAGATTCCCGTCTTGGAGGCGCAGGTGGTAGCTGCGGTTACCCGCCGCGCCCCACTTACCCACGAGGATCTGCGCGCCGGACGCGTACCAGTCAGCCTCCCCCTCCCACCGCAGGTCAAGGTCGCCGGTGATGTCGAGGGGGACGGCATCCGGGGTGGTGACCTGGTCGGCCGTATTGGTGGGGAGATCGAGGAACGGGCTGCCCACGGGGACGGTGACGCGGATGGGGGTGTTGCGGCCGATCAGCTGGTAGTAGGGCGACAGGGGGTTCCTGGGCGAGTACTTGCCCAGCCGGTTGTTGAGGGTCAGCGCGCACTTGCCCGGGTCGACGCGGGAGCCCTCGTCGGCCTTCCCCCGCGTGATGGTGATCTTCTCGGTGGTGTAGACGTCCGTGGTGATGTCGGTCCAGATGCCGTTGATCTGGAGGTCGATCCGCACGTCCAGCGGGGTCTGGGGGAACGCCACAGTGCCGCCTCCTTACTGCCCGAAGGCGGTCTGTACGCTGCCGCGACCCTTAACCCGGGTGATCTTGCGCATGAGCTTGTGGAAGTCGTCCTCGGCGCCCGCCATCTCGAAGCGGACCAGGACAAGCCCACCGCCCACGCCACGGCCCATGGGCGCCGCCTGCGGGACTGCCATGGCCTGCTGGCCGCCTGCGGCCGTCGAGCCGAGGGCGTTGGACATCGCGTCGCGCGCGTCGCCGGAACGGTCCTTGATGCCCTGGGCGAGCCCGTACATCAGCGAGTGGCCGGAGTACAGCGTCCAGCCACGCCCCGAGAAAGGGCCTTCCTTCGCGGGCGAGAACGGCAGCAGGTTCCGCGCCTTGGACAGGGCGCCCTTCACCGCGTTCGCAGGGGCGCCGATCATGGACTTGATGCCGTTGACGAAACCCTGCAGCAGGCTGCGGCCCGAGTTGTACAGGTAGCTGCCCAGGTTGCCGAGGGCATTGAGAGCCCGCCCAGGCAGGCCGCGCACCCAGCTGACCGCAGACGTTCCGCGGCTGACGACGGCGGACCGGAACCGGTTGAACGCGGCCGACCCGGTCGAGTAGAGGCGCCCCCCCAGGGTGGACAGGGCATCGATCGTGCGCCCCGGCAGACCGCGCACCCAGCTGACCATCGCGGTCGCGACGCGGATCGTCCCGGACTTGATGCTGTTCCAGTGCTTGATGATCAGCCCGGGCAGCGTCCAGTTCAGGAAGAACGAAACGATCTGGCCGGGGACGGCCTTCACGAAGTTCACCACCGCACGCCAGGCGGTGACCGTGCCCTGCTTGACCGTGTCCCAGTGCTTGATCACCCAGCCGACCGCAAGACCGATCGGGCCAGCGATGATCCCGAGCAGATAGGGCCAGTTCGTCTTGATCCAGTCCCAGACCGCGAAAGCGGCGCCCTTGATCCACCCCCAGGCCGCTGTCCAGATCTGCTGAAACCACGTCGTCTTCGTGGCGATCAGCACGATCGCGGCGACCAGCGCGACGATGCCGATCACGATCCACGTCATCGGGTTCGCGAGCAGGGCCGCAGTGGACGCCCAGATCTCCGCGTTCCAGATGGTCTGCGCGGCCGAGGCGATGGCCGTGTAGGCGGCGTACACCTTCTGTGCCGCGGACACCGCGAGGACGGCGACGGCGACGCCGGCGAGGATCCCGGCGAGCGGGCCGAAGATCTCTTTGTTCTTCATGGCGAACGTGATGAACGTGCCCGCCACCTGCGTGGCGGTCATGGTCGCAGTCCGCTGGAAGCCTTCCAGCGCTGCCTTCGGGTTGTCGCCGAGGGTCTTGGTCATCTTGTCGGCGGCGCCCGCCACGTCGCCCAGGCCCTTGACGGCCGTGGACGGGTCGATGGAGTACAGCGCCTTGGACAGGTCCTCCGACTGGGTGCCCAGCAGCTGCTGGGCGAGCGCGTACCGCTTGGTGGGGTCCGTGACGCCGCGCAGCTTGTCCGTGATGGTCTGCAGCGCCTCCCGCGCCTTCGGGCCGCCGTGGGCGAACGCTTCCGCCATGTCGTGCGCGTTGAGGCCCAGCGACTTCAGGCCCTTCGCGGCGGACTGGTCCTGCACGCGGATGTTCAGTTCCTTCATGGCGTCGGCGACCAGGTCGGCATCCCGGGCGCCGGACTCCAGGCCCTGCTTGAGGATGCCGGTCGCCGTCGCCCCGTCCAGGCCCAGGTCACGGAACTGGGTTCCGTACTCGTTCAGCGTGTCCAGGAAGTCGTCGGCCTTGTTCACCCCGGACTGGAAGCCCTTGGTGACGATGTCCATCGCCTCGTCCGCGTTCTTCGCCAGACCGGTCTTGAGCATCTGCCCGACCGCCGCGGTCACCCCGCCCAGGTCCTGGTCGAAGGTGTCGCGCAGCGCGATCACCTTCGTGGTGATGCCCTCCAGGCCGCCCTCGGCCTTCGAGACGTCCCCGATGTTCTGGTAGACGCCGCGGATCGCGTCGTTGACGTCCTCGGTCGACTCGCCCCACGCGTTCTTGTAGACGTTCGCCGAGACCTTCGCGAGCTTGGTGGCCTCCGCCTGCCCGACGCCGAGCTGGGCGGCCAGCTTGTCGTTGGCGGCGTCCACGTCCATGGCGGACACGAACGAGGCGCCGACGCCGACGCCGAGCGCCGCGCCGATGGCGTCACCGGCCGATGAGAACTTCTCCTTCAGCGAGCCGAGCACTTCGGACGCCCGATCGCGGGCCACCAGGTTGAAAACGAGGGAGGTGTCCGACGCCACGGGGAATCACCTCCCAGGATGTTCAGTTGTCGAGGTCGGCCCGCGCCTCGTCCATCTGCTGCTTGTAGTCGTCCAGCCAGTCCAGGACCGCGTCCGTCTCGCCGACCGTGAGCAGGGCCCACTCCCAGGGACGGATGTGCAGCAGGTGCGCGGCGTTGCCCAGCTGCCTCAGACGGCGATCGGCGGCAGGGCTTTTCCCTCGGACTCCTCGTCGATCGCGGTCGCGATCTCCCGGTTGAGCTGGTCGATCTGCTCCGGGTCGGCGTTGCCGGCCTCGATGAGGTTGTCGCGCATCAGCTCGTACTCCTGCTTGGAGTACTCCAGGCGCAGTTCATCCCAGGCGAAGTCGACGTCCTCGTACTTCGTGGTCGGGTGCTGCCGCTTGAGCATCACCCACAGCAGGGCCCGCCGGCAGACGGCGTTGCCGTTCAGGACGCCCTTGGTGAAGTCCGCGAAGTCCAGGCGGGAACGCCGCTCGAGGGCCTCCCGCTCGGCGCTCATCAGCTTCTGTGGCTTGTACTGGAAGCGCTGCGGCTCCTCGGCCCCTTCGGGCTCGTAGACCAGGTACACGGCCGTTCTCTCCTATCGGACCCGGGAAGCGATGCGTCGGGCCATGTCCTCCATGGCGTCGTGCACGGCCTGCTTGTACATGCCTTCACGGCCACGGAACGCCTTGTCGAACCATTCGAGCTTGCCCCGCTGGTGCACCCAGTTCTCCCGGCTGCCGTAGACGGGGTGGCGCCAGCCGCGCGCGCTGTTGGTGCGCTTCGGGGCGTTGGGAAAGCCCCGGATGTTCTTGGTCTTGAACGCCTTCACGCGGGCGCCGGACCAGCGGCCGCCGAGCTTCACCTCGGGCCGGATCTTCCGGGCGATCGAGGACCGCAGCGCGGGCTGGGCGCTGTGCAGCGAGACCATGCCCATGATCGAGGACTTCGCCTGCGCCGCACCCGGCTTCAGGGCCTCGCGCATGTTCTTCGCGAGGTCCTTGCGCAGCTGCTTGCCGTCCTCCTCCTGGCGCAGGGACCGCACCAGTGCGTCGAGGCCCTCGTGCGTGGCCCGCAGTTCGAACGGCGGGCCGGCCATCAGGCCGTCGCTCGGGTGACGGCGCCGGAGGTGGGGTAGCTGACGCCGACGGACGCCTCGTCGCCGACGGACCCCTGGATCGGGTTCCAACCGTTGATGAGGACGCTGCCGGTGTATTTCGGGTTGGACGTGCTGGCCGCGGAGTTGCTCAGGCGGACCTCGAACGTGACGACGGTGCCCAGCAGCGGCCACATGATCGAGTCGAGGGCCGCGATGGCGACGTCCTGCAGGAAGTCGAGGCCGAGCTCGCCGGACTTCAGGCCGCCCAGGACCTCCTTCCAGCCCTGGCTGCCGTAGGTCGTGGTCTCCTTCTCCTCGACCTTCGCCGTGAGTTCGGCCTTCTTGGTGTAGGCGGACAAGTCCGTGCCGTTCAGGGCGACGTACTCGGCCAGCAGAACCATCTTGGGCATGACAGATCACCAGATCCCTAGGGTGGATGCGAACAGGAACGAGGGCGTGGTGCCCGTGATGGTCCAGGCGACGCGCCACCACGTATCCGTGATGGCCGTGCCGTCGGTCCGCAGAATCTCGCCGCTCACCGTGTTGGCCGCCGTGAACGTCAGACGAGTCGTCGGACTGGCGAAGGTGTTGTCCACGGAGGACTCCACGCGCGCGGTGATGCTGGGCGTGGTGCCAGCCACGGACAGGACGTGCAAGGCGCCGTACATCCGCTTCCCGAGGGTGACGGCCCCCAGGTTGATGCCGGTGCCGGTGCCGGTCGCGGTCCTCGGGGTCCCCGGCGGGTGGGCGAACTGCCCACGCGCCAGCGGCCAGGAACTCTTGCCGCTGGACGTCCACGGGGCGACCTCGCCGACCGCGTCACCGAGCTTGTAGTCGCAGCGCAGCGCCTTCGTGAGATAGGCCAGATTGCCCACCGAGGCGCCGTTCGGGCCGACGGACCAGGCGCCGACCCCGCCGAGCTGCACCCAGGTGGAGTCGTCGACCTTGGTGAGGTCACCTGCCTCCCACTGGCCTTCGCCCTGAATCTCGGCGGAGGCGAGGCCACCCAGCAGCTCCTTGTAGCCCTGGCTGCCGTAGTTGGTGGTCTCTTTCTCCTCGATCTTCGTGGTGAGCTCCACCTTGTTGGAGGCGCTCGTCAGGTCGACGCCTCCGGTGAACAGCCGCACGTTGGTCAACACGAACTTGCCCATCAGGCGGCCTCCCTCTTGCTCTTGGGGCGGCGCGCGGCCGTCTCGGCGTTCTCGGCGACCCCGGAGGCCACCAGGTGTAGGGCCTCGCCGGTCGGGATGTCCTCGGTCTCGCCTTCGGCCGGCCACGGCTGGCCGTTCCTGAGGGCGCCCGGAGGCATCTGCACCAGCATCCGAATCCGCATCAGCTGCTCCCGTCCCCGATGACCTTCACGATCAGTTCGGCGCCCACGAACTCGGCGCCCTGGTGCTCGTACCAGCGGTAGCCCTGCACCCGCATGACGTGCAGGTCGTGGGCGAGGCCGCCGAGCGCGTACTCGCCGGGCGCTCCGCGGGCCGCCTCGATCGCCGTCTTCAGGGACGCCGTGCCGGAGCCGGACAGCATCGAGTCGAGGATCCGCTGGGCTGCCCTGTCATCGGCGGTGGAGACGAGCACGCGGCAGGTGAACTCCAGCTCGTCCAGGGCCCGCCCCATCGCCTTGTCGTACTCCTGGGTGTACTCGGCGACGAAGAAGTGCGGGGCGACGACAGAGTCCGGGGTGTAGCCGCTGCACGTCAGCTTCCCGATGCCCTCGGGCAGCACCACGGCGCTCGCAGCGTCGGCGATCGCATTGCGCACGTTCGAGATCTGCACGGCCGCCCCCTTATCCGAAGCCCGGCAGGATGTACGGCTCGATCAGGTTCCACACGTCCGGGTCCCGGCGGGACAGGTTGCGCACGCCCCACTCGGCCGAGCCGATGATGCCCTCCGGGGAGTCCTTGCGCTTGTACAGGCGGGTGGCCTGGATGAGGCAGGCCGAGGCGACGTCGTCGGGGACGGCCGGCCATCCGAACTTCGCGGTGACCCGAATACGGGTAAAGGCCGTGCCCCAGATGCTGTTGGCCCGCAGTAGCCCGGTGACGGGGTACCCGTCGGCCAGCGCGTTTTCGGGGGTTGTCTCGTAGCTGCCAGTGACGGCTGCGAACGAGCCGCCGCCGGTCGATGCGCTCTCCACCGTCATGCCGGTGGTGTCGCCGATGTCGTCGACCAGGAGTACGTCACCGTCTCCCTCGCGGACGACACGTTGGTGCAGCCGGTAGGTGCGCGCGACAGGGGCGGTGTCCAGCCAGAAACGGCGCCCGGTCGCCCGGTCGATGCCGCGGGACGCGGACTTGAGCGCCTTGTCCAGCAGCGCGTCCCGGGTGGTGTCGTCCACCTCGATGCCCAGCTGCGCCTTGAGGTCGTCGCGGGTGGCGTACTCGCTGGCCATATCAGGTGGTCTCCGCGCTCCGCGTCTTGCGGCCCTTGGGCGGCGTCGACCGGGACGACGGCTTAGCGGCGCCGGCCGTCTCGTCCGCCGGCTCGTAGCCGTGCAGCTTGAGCTGTTCGTCGACGTCGGCGACGCGGTCCGTCAGGCCGCTCTGGACCAGGCCCTCGCGTTCGCGCAGCAGCGCGGCGACCATCGGGTCTTCGGTAGCCATTGCTTGCTCCCGGGAGTTCAGGGGATGGACCACGAGGGCCCGCCCCAGTCGAGGCGGGCCCTACGCGGCGAGGAATCAGGCGCCGGTGAAGGCGGGCGCGACCAGGCCGGTGCCCGTGATCTTCTGGGCCTGCGCGTACCGGGAGTGCGTGTACGCGGCGTAGCCGTACACGACCATCAGCACGCCGAGGCTGGCCACGGCCGGCTGTTCCGCCCTGATGTACATCGGGGCGGACGGGTCCTCCCACAGGTGGCACTCGTTGCGGTCGGCGACGTAGATCTCGTCCTGGTTGGTGGCCCCGCCGAGGTTCGTCACAACGTTGTTGTCGACGATCACCGGAGTGCCGTTCGGCAGGACACCACGCACGCCGGAGCCGTAGGAGGCGCCGAGGTTGGTGCCACCCATCTGCGCGGCGATGCCCGGCTGGCTGATGAGCGGCCACGTCGACGACAGGCCGTTCTGGAGCCAGTACCAGCGCCGCGAGTGCATCACGACGATGTTCTCGCCGGACGCCATGTCGAGCATCGCGCCCTCGACGCCAGCCAGACCAGCGATGACCTGCGGGTACGCCCCGACCACCGTCGGGCTGCCCGAGGTGTACGTGATGGCGGTCGCCGAGGCGGCCAGCCCGGTCGTTGCCTGGTTGAGCAGCGTCGAGTCCAGCGTGGTCGCGTAGCGGCGGAACAGGTCGTCCAGGACGATCGGCTCCACACCCGCGCCGCGCTCGATCGACTGCCGGGACAGCGTCTGCTGGCCCGCGATCGTCTGCACCGGGATGGTGAGCAGCGTGTCGTCGATGTCCTGCGCGGACACCGCAGTGTTCTCCGAAGCCTGCAGCGCCGTGCTCGTCGGCGTGGTGATCCGCGAGATGTTCACGGTCATGCCCTGCGCGGGCAGATCGTGGCGGCGGATCGCGTCGGCGAAGGGCCGTCGGGCCGCGGCGGCCGGGGCGTACAGGTCGGTGAGGTACTGCGGCACCACCAGGCCCGAGAACGCGCCCGTACCGGCCGCACGCTCCAGCTGGTCGCCGCGCTCGACGCGCTCTTCGGACATGTGCCGGGCCAGCCGGTCACGGGCCTCGTAGTCGCCCAGGAACGCCGCCGCCACGTCGCGCTCGAAGTTCTGGCCGCGCCGGTCCTGGTCGGGCCGGTAGGTGCGCTCTTCCTGGCCGACGCGGGCGACCTGGTCGTAGGCCGGCGCCCGGTTGGCCGCCGGGGTGGTGCGCGCGGACAGGGCGGCGATCTCGGCCTCGCGGGCCTGCTCGGCGAGCAGCTCCTCGAGGGCGCCCTGACGCCGGGTGACCTCGGCGTCCGCAGCGTCGCGGGTGGCGACCCGCGCCGTGACGGCGTCCTCGGTGAGGTTGGGGTCGGAGCGCAGCGCGACCAGCGCGTCCTGCTCCTGCTGGCGGGTGGTGATCGCCGTCTCCAGCGCGGTGCGCGCCTGGGCGATCAGGTCGGCAAGAGTCATGGCTCTGCCCTTCCTTGGTCGATGGATTCCAGACGCCCCGGTCCAGGTCAGACGGCCACCCGAGGCCTCAGCGCCGGGTGGGCTCGTGCGCGCGAGCGCAGGGCAGTAGCTCCCGCCGGACGGCGGGAAGATAAGGGGTCAGCGGGCGAGCGCGATCTCCAGGAGCGCGCGGGCCCGGCCAGGCGAAGCGCCCGCGGGCTGCCGCAGGCTCGCACCGGTGTACGGGTTGGCGCCGTAGCCGACGATCGCGACGTCGCCGCGGTGGATGTCGTACCGGTTGATGCGGTACTCGGTGTAGTCCGGGGACCACTGGCCCGAGTCGATGCGGAACGCGAACGACATCTCGTCGATCAGGCCCGAGCGCAGCTTCGGCGCGATGTACGCGACGTCATAGTCCGCCGGGTCCAGCTGCGGGGCACGCACGGACAGACCGTTGGCGTCCTCGGCGAGGAACAGCGTCCCGGTGGTCGTGCGGGCCAGGCGGCGCAGCTGGTCGTGCCCCAGGACCAGCGGCACGTCGAGGTCCGCGCGGGCCAGGGAATCGGAGCCCGCGCCCTCGGTGACGACCTCGGTATACGGGCCGAACATGTCCCACATCTCGTAGGCCTGCTCGTACACCGATGCGTGGCCGAGGAGCTCCAGCGCGCCCGTGTCCGCAGCCTCGCGGACCTGCACGCCGGACAGAGCGGCGCGCACCGTGGCGCGGGATCCGGTCTGCTCGGCACAACGGCGCTGCGAGGGCCGGTCGGCGCGCTGGCGCACATTCTGGGCTCGGGCCGCCGCGGCGGCGGCGAGCGTGGGTGCGGTCATGACGTAGCTCCCGGTACGGCGGTCGTGGGCTGGGCAGGAACGGAACGCGAGCCGAACAGCCTGTCGAACTCGGCGAGCTGCTCCTCGGTGAACGGCGGCCGCTCCTCGAGGGCCCGCGCCTCGGACGGCGCCAGCGTGCGCGAATCGATCTGGGTCTTCAGCGTCTGAGCACGAGCCGCAGGGTCCATCCGCAGGAGCGCGTCCGTGTTGAGCTTCACGTAACGCGGATTGGACACCAGCTTCCGGCTGAATGCGTCCTCGCGGCGGCCCACGGCCGGCCCCAGGTGCATGATGAGGAACTGCAGGTTGCGCTGGCTGATGTTGGCGTAGGTGACGCTGCTGCCCGACACCGCAGCGTCGATCAGGTCGCTGGGTACGCCGAAGAACCGGGCGATGTCCCCCATGCCGAACTGCCGGGCTTCAATGAACTGCGCCTGCTGCGCCACGGCCTGGATCGGCTTGTACTCCCAGTCCGAGCCGTGCACGAACACGTCCCCGTTGGAGACAGCCGCCCGGAACGCCTCCTTGGCTTCCCGCGCGTTCTTCTGGTTGATCGTCTTGCTGACGTTCTTCAGCGTGCCCGACGGGATGATGCCGGCCCCGAACCAGTCCCGGGCGAACTGCTGTGCGTTCAAGGACTCCTCGATCGTCCACGCCGCATACGCCACCGGGGACAGGCCGAGCGGGAATCCGGCGACGGTGTACTGCTTCTCGTGCCACACCTCCCACGGGTCGTACTCGGTGCCGCAGATCTTGAACTTCTTGATCTGTGAACCGTTGGCGCGGACGGTGACTTCGCTCAGTTCCACGAGGTCGATACGGCCGGGCAGGCCGCGCCCGTCCGGGCCGATCACGCCCGTGCGTTCTGTGATCAGGCCGAAGCAGTTCCCGGCGCGGTCCAGGTCGAACTCGGTGGAGTACATCCATTCCTTGATGCCGACCTCCTGCCCGCCCGGGGTGACCAGGACGGGCGGCTTGGGCACCTCCACCTGCAGGCCCTGCACCTTGCGGTACACGTCGATCGGCATCATCGACACCAGGTCGGCCCGCAGCCGCAACGCCGCCCACACCGCGGAATGCCGCAGCGCCGTGTCGTTGGTGACGTGCACGCTCTTGCCGCCGAGGCGGCCCTCGCGGGCCAGGTTCAGCAGGTCCTCGGCGGTGACGATGTTCGCGTCGCGGGTGACGGTGCGTCGCATCCTGTCCCAGATGCCCATACGGCCTCCCTACGCGAACGAATCGCTGACGTCGTAGTCCTCTTCGACCTGCGGGCCCCGGATGAGCAGCGCCCAGCGGGCGAAGGTGACGGCGCAGAACGGGCTGATCTCGGTCAGCGAGCTGGTGCGGTCGAGCGTCCAGGCGTCGCCGTTCCGGCGCGTCCTGGCGCCGTTTACCGCGGCGGTGAGCGGCACCTGGTCGGTGTGCCGGACGGTGCCCTGGTTCATGGCGTCGGCCATCTGTCCGCACGCCTCGACGATGTCCCCGTTACGCATCACGGCCAGGTCGCCGCGCTCCGGATGCTCCTTGTCCTTCGGTACGTCGATGCCCGCGGCGATCAGGTCGTCGATGAGCGATCCGGCCGGCGCCCCGGACGACGCGATGGCCACAGCAACCGGCTTCCACAGGTCGCGCAGCCTCACCACGGCGGGCACCAGCCAGTCCGTGCCTGGTCGGCGGGCGACGACCTCGACGTGCACGCGTCCGTCGGCCCGCTTGGACGCGGCCGCGATGGATGCGTAGCTGCGGTCCTGCGAGACGTCGATGGCGAGCGCCACGCTGTCCGGCACCGGCTTGCTGTCGGCGTCGACCAGGCCCGGCCACTTGGCCTTGGGCACGTTCGGGTCCGTGGGCGGTGTCGGCTTCCGTGTCCGGTTCAGGAACGCCCGGTCGAACTCGGCCGGGTCCATCTTCTCCAGCTCGGCGCGGATCACGTCCACGGTGACCGTGTGTCCGAGTGCGGGCAGCGTCGCGTACCAGGTCGCCGGGTCATCACGCGGCATGTCCTCGGGCGCGAACCATTCGAAGTACGCCGCTCGGGGACGGGAAGCGGCAGCGTCCTCGGCGAGGGCGGCGAACAACGCCTCGATGAGCTTCCGGCCGGCCTCGCGCTTCTTGTTCAGCCACACCGACTTGGTGGTGCCGCCCGCGGACGCCCACCACAGCTGGGCCATCTTCCGCGTGAGCATGGCCGGGCTGAACGCCTGCTCCAGGCGGTCGTCCTCGTGCGCGAACGCCTCGTCGATGAACCCCATGTCCAGCGGCGGTCCGTGGCCGGCCTTCTCGGTGTTCGCAGTGATGCCCATCTTGGAGCGCGTCCGGCCCCACAGGATCGCCTCGTTGCCGTTCGACTTCCGGATGCGCGCCATCCTGGCCAGGTCCGAGCCCGAGATCTTCTCCCAGAACTCGTCCTCCCACCGCTGCCGCGCCATGCCGCGGGTCTGTGCCGCGTACACGATGTTCTGCTGCTGCCAGGCGAGCGCACGGTGCACCTGGGCACCGAGGCACAGCTCCGTCTTGCCCTGCTGCCGCGAGACGCTGATGCCGACCTCGCGGTGAGCGAACAGTCCCGTCTCAGGATCGATCTCCAGGGCGACGTCACTGACGTACTTCTGCCAAGGCATCGGCGGAGCGCCGAGCTTCGCCATGACCTTCCACAGCTTCGGCCCCAGCGACGGCCGGTCTGGATGGCGCGGCGTACCCCACAGCGGCGGGCACTCCAGCCCGTACCGCTCCCGGAGGCCCTCGGCGAATTCAGTCGGGGGACGCCAGGTCTCCGAGGTCGTCGTCATCGTCGGGCGCCCGTCCCTCCAGGAGCTGGGCGAGCGTCTGACGGAGCTCGCGGTTCAACTGGGGGAGCAGCTTGTCCTCGACGGCCACCGCCTCCCCGCACGTGTCGCACTGCCCGGTCGCCGCGGTGTCGATCCGGCGGGCCAGCGAGTACGCCATCTCAGACAGGGATGGCTCGATGCCGGCCAGGTCGCCGAGCTGCTCGACGTCATCACGGACGGCCTTCTCGACGGGGCCCATGCCGCCCCCTTCCAAGATCGTTCCGACGGAATCGGCCCGGGGAGAGAAAAATAAAAGCTGGGCGTGGGGTTGCGAAATGTCCGATTTCTAAAAAATCTTGGAAGATCCCAGATCATTTTGGATTTGATCGATCCGATTTAACGAGATCAAATCCCTCTGACCTGCGGTTTCATCCTGAGCCGCTGCCCTCATGGCCCGGCGAACCAGTCGACCGAGGTGACCAGCTGGGTCAGCTCGGCCAGCGGTCGGCTGCCCTTCTCGCTGTTGCACTTACGCAGGCAGACGGGGCAGCCGTTCACTCCGTGGATGGGTGCGAGGTTGTCGGGGTCGAGGCGTGCGCCGCCCTTGCTGACAGGGTGGATGTGGTCGACGGCATCGGCGGCACCGTGGCCGCAGACGATGCACACGTCGGATGTGGTGAGGATGCGGGCGCGCATCTGCCGGAACTTGTAGCTGGTGAGTTCGCCGCGGTCGGTGGCCACGCCCACCTCCTGGCATGCGCCGGCCCGGCCGCGCATGGTGCGGGCCGGGCCGGGTGGTGGATGTTCAGCGGCGGCGGAACAGACAGATGACAGCAGCGCGTTCGCCGCCGAGGGTCTTGCTCTCTGCGGCCGCCATGTTGGCGAGCGTCCAGCCTTCGGCCTCGACGGCCTCGATCTGCTCGCCGACGCCAGTCATCGGCGCGGTGGTCATGCTGGTCTTGTTGGCCTCGATGAACTTGTACACGAGGACGCTGCGGCCCTCGGTGTAGGCCTTGCGTGCCTCGTCTGTGGCGCCCTTGGCCTTGGCGTTGTTGATGAACCCCATGGTTCCCCCCTTGGAGTGTGGTGATGAGGGGCTCAGTGTGGCGCCGTGCGGGTGGCCGGGCGAGCGCTGCGACAGGGTTGTGACACGACGAAGCCCCAGCCGGGGGGATTGGCTGGGGCTTCGTGTGCGTCTGTGGTGCCAGTTGAGGGCACAGTTGTACGCCGAAAGCGTTACACGTCGCTGACCTGCGGTCAAGCGGCCTTGCGGGTCTGTCGTTTGGCGGCGAGGGCGGTGACGTCCTTGACGGTGTACCAGGGCTGTCCGACGGTGCCGCCGGAGCGGGTGAGCTGGCCGCGGTGGACGAGTAGGCGGACGCCTCCGAGGGTGATGCCGAGCTGCCTGGCGACCTGGTGGGCGGTGAGGTGGCCGGGCCTGATGATCTGCGACTCCATGACCCCATGATGCGGCAGGGAGGGAGGCGCCGGAGGGGATGATGACGTGCCTGTTTCCCGTTTCCTGCTGCCCGCCTCCCTTGGCTCCCTTGCCTCCCTCGACGGCCGTTTCCGCAGGTCGCGCGGAGGGAGGCAGTACAGGGAGGCAGGTAGGGAGATCTCCCTTAGTCTTCGTCGCCTCCCTCGTCGTCGAGGTCGTCTTCGCGGCCCGCGATGGCTTCGAGGATCCGGTCGAGACTGACGTGCATCTTGCCGCCGGTCTTGTACTCGCCGTGCCCGGCGTCGTCGAGAACTCCCCGCAGATTCCGGAAAGACCAGCTGCCGTAGGCGACCGGGTTGAGGTCCTGGAGGCCGCGCAGGACGTCCATCGTGAGCATCTTCGTCTCGTGACCGAGGACGGCCGCGATGTCGGCGAGGTGGTCGACCGGAGCGAACGCCGGCGCGTCGACCGGCCCGGTGCCCTTGTACAGCGCCATGGCCCGCTCGACGACCGGCGTCACCTCGTCGATGCCTGCCTCTTTCCGCACGTAGTAGGAGCGGATCAGCCCGGGAGTCTTCCCGAAGCCCGCGGCCATGGCGGTGCCGACGTCTTCACCTGCGACGAGAGTTGTCGCCGAGTACCCGTTCTTGTGCATGCCGGTGCCGAGGATCGCGTCGTTGCCCTGGTGGTCGTTGATCGCGAACGCGACCCGGTGGGACACAGTCTTGGAGATCCCGCGCGGCAGGCTCGCCGCATCTGCATCCGGGGTGATCCACAGCAGCATGATGGCCGTTTTCCTGGCCTTCTTGGTGACCTTCAGCGCCAGTTCCTTGGCTTCCTTGCCGTGCTCCGGGTGCCCGAACAGCTCGTGGACCTCGTCGAACACGACGATCCGAGGCCGCATGGACGGGTCGCGTTCCGCCATCTCGCGAGTGACCTTGGTGTCCGTGCCGAGGCGTTCCAGCTCCTGCCCCCGGCGGGACACTTCACCGGCCAGGGACCGCAGCGTGTCCATGGCCGCAACCACGTGCTCGGTGTCGTCGCCCTTGACCAGGCTCCGCAGGCGGGGCCGCATCGGGTCGTAGTCGCTGTTGTACGCCAGGACGTGCACGTCGATCTCGACCAGCGGGTCGAGCATCGCGCCGAGGAGCAGGGCGACGACCAGCGACGACTTACCCGAACCCATGATCCCGGCGATCAGGTAGTTCGCAGCCATCAGCCGCCCGATGACCTGCTCGCCGCGCGCGTTGAGTGCGACGGGCACGCCCCTGAAGAAGTCGGTCGTTCCCTCTGTCAGGAGCGGCCAGGACGGAACCGGCTTGGTGAGTACACCAGGGTCGGCGACCCACAGGTCCAGCACGCCGGCCTGGTCGCGCGGCTCGGTCGGCCACACCTCGATCGGCTTGCGCATCAGGTTGTGCGCGAGGATCTGCTTCTTGTCGGCGATCATCTCGACGGGCACGCCCTCCGGGAGCTGCAGCTGCGCGTGCCACCCGTTCCCGGAACGGGTGGACGGCTGCACCCAGCGGGGCTTCCAGCCCTCCTTGAGGGCCGCGTTCAGCGGGGCGATGCCGAGCTTGCCCAGGGCCCGCAGGATGGCGTTCTCATCCGGCACGACGTCCCGCTCGTCGCCGTCGACGGGCAGTGCCCAGGTCGGGGCGGTCTGACGGTGCCGACCGACGGCCCACACCCCGGCGAGGGCGATCCACGGCAGGGCGACCAGCAGCGGATCCCAAATGACCCCGGCGAGGAACGCGACCCAGGACACAAGCGAGACGGTGGCCTTGAGTGGGACAAGGACGTCGTGGACGTCGTGGTTTGCCCAGGCCAGCATGATGCCGAGCGTCAGCAGGACGCCCGCCCCGCCCACGGTGCCCATGGCGATGGCCTTCGGCGCGTTGATGGCGAGCTGCAGCAGCTCCATCCGCCGGCGGTGGCGGGACTGCCGGAAGATGTAGGCGCGCTGCTCCCAGTCGCGGGCGATCTGCTCGTTGCCGGAGGCTTCGGCGATCCGCATCATCCGCTCGTGCCGGGCGGTCGTGCGGGCGTCCCAGGTACGCCGGGTGAGTACGCGGGTGCCGCCGACGATGTAGGCGCCGTGGCGGATGGTGAAACGGTAGGTGGGGTTCGAGCGGGTCTCGACGACGACCCGGCGCAGGTGGTCGATGCGGACGCGGCGCTTCGGTCGGGACGCCTCGGGACGGGTGGAGGACGCCTTGGGGATCGGGGCGTCCGGGGCGTCCTGGGGGGCGTCCTGGGGGGCGTCCTTGTGGAGTTGGATCGTGGTGTCCGTCATGCTGGTGGCTTCCTGCCTCTTGCTGGGGCTGGGACGCCCGGGGACGGCGGTCTGCTTGGCGGTAGGACGCCGTCCCCGGGGTGGAGCTACTCGCCGCGCGCGGCCCTCTTGCGGGCCTGCTCGCGGACGCGGTTGACGCGGCGGTCGATGTCGGGCTGGTTCTCGATGCCAGCGGCGGCACGCTTCACGCCGTGCGCCTCGATGGCGACGATGCGGGCCTTCTCCCAGAGCGTGAGCTTCACCTTCGGCTCAGACATCGGT